TTGCTGGACGAAAGCGCCATCGCGAGCTCCAGACTCGGCCCGCGGCTGCAGGCAGCCGCGAGTCGGGACCGAAGAGCTCGGCCCACACGCACCCCACGACCCAGGTAGCCAAGGGAAGAGGGTGCGTTGGACGCGTTCTGCGCGCACCGCCGCCCATCGGGGCGCCCCTCCCTCCAGGGGGAGAGGCGCCTTAACGGACGACGGTGTCACAGAGACGACCGGCGCCAACACCAGCAAGTCCTTGTGCCGAGTTGGCCTCACCTGGGGAATGGCCAACCGCTCGCATGCCGTCCAAGACGACAGCGACCGGAAGGTCTTCTTCAGGTTCAGCTCCGCCCCCACGGCCGACATCGCGTCGGCATAGTCGGCCAACTCCTCTACACAGAGGTGAAGGTCGACTTTACCGACCGCGTCGTCGCCGTGGGTCAAGGCGGAGGTAAACGACTGGCAGGCCCAGTCGTTAACCCAGCTCAGCACGGGGAAGGACATCGGCGTCCCCATCGGGCTCCCCCGGCGCATGGGCCGCGTAGCACTCGGGAAGTGCCACACGGCCCCTGCGTCCCCCACGCCAAGGCTCCACTTCGCACGGTCGGCCACACGAGGTGGCAGACCGGCGTCGCGGAGCCCATCGACGACTGCGGCTACCGCGTCGAGCCGGAGGCCATCTGTGGCGGCGGAGAGATCCACCGACACGAAGGCCTTCGACCGGCTCGCGCGGGCAAGCCGCGGCGGACAGTGCACGTCGTCGAGGGATCTCGGGGTCCACCAGTGGGAGCGCGGCAACAAGCTACGCACTCCCACCCGGGCCCACGACCCCTCGACGAACGCAAGTGCGCTTGGTATCCCGACTACCCGGACTCTAAGTCCGGGAGATGGGATCCCATGCTGTGTGAGGTGGAGAGCCCGGTCGACGGGGCGCCACCAGTCGGTTCCCGGGGACATAAAGTCCTCGAGACCGACCGAGCCGCCCCGCCGGGACCTCTCCACCAACACGCCAGCGCAGCGCCAGCACTCGTCCGCCTCCTCCGTCCTCGGATCGGGCCGCTCGGTGAGGTACCGGGTGACCGCGGAGAGGCAGAACCTCCCCAGCGAGTCCCCGGCAACCCATCCGAGCCGCCGTACCAATTTGTCACGGGTCTCCCGCCGCACGGTCAAACGACCAGTGAGGCGGACCCCCTGACCACGGAGGAAGCCGTCGATGCCTCCACGAGTTGCAGGCAACTCGTGGCAGGCGGCACGGGAAGAAGGGAGGTGCCTGGGAGTGGACCACACCACGCGCGCGTTGCGGGCAACGTGCGCGCGGAGGTTCCCCAGGTAACTCGATGGGGTGGGACCAATCGGTTGGGTTACAGTCTCGCGGTGCTTGTCAAGAGCCGCACGCCGCTCAACCTCCCCCCCCAAGGGGAGGGCACGTGCGGACCGAGAGAACTGGAACCCTTCGGCCGGTTGCTGCCGAGCCAGCTCGACGAGTGCCTCTACCACGCGGGTGCGAACACCACGCGGGGCAGGAGGTACCTCGGAGCCGACGGCAGCACACCGGACGACGTGGCAAAGCTCCTTCCACACACGAGCAGTCGCATGGGCGCCACGAGCGGCGCCGTGCTTGCTGCACCAGTGGTGGAGGTGCCAAGCCACGACCTTTTGATCCCAACCAGAGAGGACAAGAGCACTCCAAGCCACTTGCCAGATGGCTTGGAGGGGTGACTTCGCTACGCTGCAATGTCGGGCGCCAGGGTCTCCTTTCGGAGGCTTAGCGGCCGGCTCACGCACAACGTGGCTCCTCACCACAGCCGAAAGGCGGTGGTTGGTGTTCCGTGTCATGCG